ACTTGATATAGTCTTGATTGTCTTTACTTAATTTAAGCATCTTTATATCCTTATAGACGTCTTCTCTATCGTTACCTAGTGGTAAAGTATCAATTAAATTTTGTAGTCTTTGTATTAGTTTCTTTTTGCTCATTACTTTTTTTATCTTTATTTATATCCAAAAACGTATTACACACCATTAAAGTTAGCTTTTTCTTAATACTAACGTATTCATTAAGTTCTTCTTGTCTTTCAGCACTTAATGAACCGTATTCTTCCTTTATGAATTTAAGATTTCTTATTTTTTCGTCTAAATTTGGTGTATTCATTGTCTGTTTATTTTTATTGATTCAAGTCTTTTACCCGTAAGACCAAAATACAAATCGTCTAATTGGTATTCATAATCAACGATAAAGCCTAGCATTATGTACTTTTCTTCTTTTGTTTTAGGGCAAATACTTATTATAGAAGCCATAAAAGGATTTCCACAACTCATTATTTCTAATTGGTTAAACATACCTATATCTATTGTGTAGCTTCTCCCGTTAAAAGAAAAATCATTAAGTGTGTTTTTTGTTGTTCTTTTTTCTTTCTTTTTGCTCATTGTCTTTTAGTTTTAATTCTTCACTAGTTAAAGCAAAGTATAAGTTTTGTAACTGATGAACATACAATATATCTGCTTCAATACATACATCATCTATTATAAAATAATAAACACCTTTGTCTGTGTATTCACAATCTAAAATATACCTGTCTTTTTTATATTCTCCATAACCAACACTTGCAAACCCAAAATTCAATAACCATTCTTCTGTTAGTGGGATAGGCTCTAATGATTTTATAACATCATTATCTTTTCTGCTAGTTATAGATTTAGGACTACTTAATAAGTGATATCCTACATCAGCAATAACATCTACTTTTAAATCATCACCTACATAATGACTAACATAATTACCTATTCTTAACTCTGTTGTTTTCACAACCCTACATTTATACCAGCATCAAACACTTCTATCATGTGTCTAACAACGCTTCTTTCTAATTCCCCTAAGTAGTCCACTCCGTTAAATAATAATCTAACGTGGTCTTTCTTGTCTGTTTGTTTTACTTCAAATTTATTCATAATGGTTTGTTAAATATTGGATTCTCTTTTAGCTTTTCACTTGTTACTTCTATTCGCCCTTGACTATTTATATCAACTGCTTTTTTGTTTACTGTTGTTGTAATACCTGTTCGTGTTTTCATTGTCTTATGTGTTTAATTTCTCTTTGTAAATAATCTAGTGCTTTTAATAAATCGCCTAGTTCGTCTTGTTTCTTACCAGCACGAGCGACGTATTTAATTATATTACCCCTGTTGAAGTTTAGATTGTAGTCTTTACACACGTCTATAATATCATAATCTTTTCCGTTATCGTAGTGGGTTTGTGTTGCTTTCATTATGTTACTCTCTTAAAATTCTAATTGCTATAATAAATAAAAAGATAGTATAGTGTTCAAAGTAATCATCTACTTCTTCTTCGTACCAATCTTCGTGTGTTGAATCGTAATAATTAAAACCTATTACCAATCCTCTTAATGGTGCTATTTGTATTGTACTATTTAGTTTTCTTCTAGGCATATCTTAACTGTAAAAATGTGTTTTTAAATCTAATATCCAAGCTTTGATTGCTCTAGGATTGCAAGTACAAGGTTCATTATATCTGTGATTAAAAACCCTTGCGTGAAGTTCGCAGATAATTTTGTACTGTTCGTGTGTTACTTTGTTGGTTTTCTTTGTGTCAAAGTATAGGTTATCAAATTGTTCTTTATCGCTCATAGTTCTATATTAATATCGTTCCATTGTTTTCTTCTACGATCACAACCACAATCTTTTTTAAATAACTTAAATACTTTCTTTACTATGTAGTTGATACCAGTATAGTAAGTAAAGTAATAAACTATATCTCCTAATTTTAATTTAACCATTTGTATTTCTGTTTAAACATTTCTTTTAACTCTTTACCTGTTATGCTAGGTTTATCTTCATAGTCGTAAACTTCATCTTCTTTTATATCTCTATAAGCATAAAGTATCTTTATTCTTTTCAATGCCCAATTTTGATGCTTTTTCTTTGTCTTTCCGAATCCCATTACTTTATCTCGTTTATTCGTTTTCTTAAAACCTTTTCTACGTTTACTTTTGTATTGTAAAGACTTCTGTACTTTATACCCGTTCGCCTTGATAGTTCGCTTAGATTCATTTCTTCTTGAAGAAGCCATACTTTTTTATCGTACCAATGAAAGTCGTTTAAAACATCTTGCATAACGCTTTCAGCTTCTTTAAACTTTACTTCGTTATTACATTCTAATTCAATACACTCATCTAATGATACCTTTGTTACTCTTTGCTCTTTCTTTTTAATGTTTAAGAAGATAGACTTTAGAGTTTGGTAAACATACCAATAATTAATATCATCATCATTGTAAGATATATCTAAACCTTTTTCAATCATTCTACCTAGTTTAAGATACATTTCTTGCACTATATCTTCTGCTATTTCGTTTCTACAACCAAAAGATTTAACTATCCTTAGCCAATCTTTATGCTTTAAAAAAAGTTTATTCATATTGCAATATACAAAAAAATATTTAATTACAACTTATTTGCATAATAAATATAAGATTTAGTGATAGCATCGTTTACTTCTTTTTGTTGTATCTGTTTAGGAATCTTATTTTTGTTTCCATTAATATCTAATACAATACTCCATGATCTAAAAGACTTGTTATAGGTAGGGTATATCTTAATATTGTTTTTAAAACATATTCCCATTGCTTTATTTATATTCATAGTTTAAAAAATTTTATACAAGCATTAAAACGCTTTTATATCTTAGTGTTGTGTGTAATGCTAAAATTCCGAACTTTCATCAGATTGTCTTAGTAGCCTTGCAAATACTTCTACAAATTTCTCTTGTTTAGATAGTTCGTGTTCACCCATTGCATCTAAAATAATATGTACTTTTTCGTGATAGAAAGTATCAACTGTACTGCATTCTGATACTTTTTCACCCTTGTATTCAGAGCAGATATTTATTTGATTATCCGTAAAACTACAATCGCCTAACACTCCTTCATTGCTTAATCTCACATTGTCAAATCCTACATTTATTGTAGATGCAAAGACTTTAAATTTTTTTGGTATTTTCATTCTAATTAAATTAAAATTTCATATTACTATTCGTTAAAAAGGTATATCTTCGTCAAAAGCATCTGTTAATTCTAATCTAGGCAACTCTTTCTTTTCTGTATGCTTATGTATTAAACTTTCTAAAGGTTCTTTTGTTCCTTTCTCATAATATCTTCCATTTGCCAAACAGTAATCAAAATCCACACTAGCACCTATCTCTCCTTGAAATTTAAACTTTATTTTCATATTGTAAAAAGTAGTAGTGTTCTCTACATTGTTATCTACATCTTCCCATGTTCTATAAATAGTGAATCCGTTATGTGTTTGATTTCTAAAGTCAGCTGAACCACTTACAGAATATAAATCTGGAATAGCATACAATCCTGTATCTTCGTTCTTTTTCATCTTAGTTGGGTGTGCCACTAGAAATATTAAAACATTGTTAGCTTGTGCGAAATGCGTCAATTTTGACAAAACTACATTAATTTCATCTAACTTATTGCCACTTGGTAAAATTACTTTATTAAAAGCATCTATAACAAATATATCAATACCAAAAGAATACATTTGTTCTTCAAATTTCTTTAACAACCAATCCCAAGTTGGCAATTCTTCACTACATTCTGTTAAGTATATCTTTTCTTTTGCCCAATCCGTATAATCGTCAATTTCTTGTTTAGTAATTCTAGGTGCAACACCTAAAGAAGTTTGTTTATCTTTCCAAAAGTTTCTCCCAATAACCTTTTCAATTATATTAGTTTCATAAAGTTCCATCGGTGTATGTTCTGGAGAGAACCAACTAGATTTAAAATTATAGTCTTTTATTAAATTTATAACATAATCATCTACAAAATTAGATTTACCATGTGAAGGAATACCCGTTACAACTGTCAACTGTCCTTTCATTACAGAAAAGATTTTAGATAACTTTCTAAAGCGTTCTGACAAAGGATAGATAGTTTTAGGCAATCCATTATCGTATAAGTTTAAAACACCTTCTTTTAAATCTTCTGAAGTATAGGTATCATTTACAGGAAAACGTTTAACAGATTTGATACTATCATTGATGCAATCATTCATTAAATCTCCATTAGCATCTTTGTATTGCCATTCTATGAACTTACATCTATACCTACCAAGTCTTTGCGCTATTCTATTTCTTAACTCTATTCCTTTTGTATCGTTGTCCGTTGCTATTATGAAGCTAGTAACGTTTTCTAAATATCTTTTTGAGTTGATCCAATACTCATCATTATCATTTGCACCATTAGGAACTGATATTGCATTCTTATAACCAGCTTCGTACATTGCTAATACATCAAACTCTCCTTCAACTATGTAAACTTCGTCATTACCTATAACTGAATTAATATTGTAAAATATCGGTTTACCTCCCGTTGTTTGTGTAAACTTTTTATCAGCACTTCTATATTTTTTATTAACTAACTTTGAACCCTCGTAGTAATTAAATACAATGTTATCTACTTCTGATTGTTTTGCTGGTTGGTAATACCTTTCTATTGTTACATAGAGCGATTTTAACGTACTTTCTGATATCTTTCGTGTATTGATATAGGATATTACTTTTTGTTCGCTTACAGGCGGT